ATGAACGACATCACCAAGATACTGCTCTATGCCGCAGGTGTCTATGTAACCGTGATTACAGCCGGGGTGTATTTGTCCCATGCGGAAGAGGTGCCAGGCCTTCCCCCTGGGCCGAATGCCAAATATGAACCCGGCACACCGCAACAGTACGTGGTGCCCCGGATTGTTTCCACGAGCGTTCTTTCACACAGGGGCAAACCGAAATCCTGTCTCGAATATTTATCTATCTGCGAGCTATCCTGCAACAATCGCGGTGGAATGTTCAAATTCAGGTGCATTGGTCGAGATTTTCAGCCTTTTCAAGATCATTTCTCGTGTATTTGTGCTGATCAAATTTGATTTTTTCAAAATTCGGAAAATGACCTCTCAGCTAAGACAAATAACAATAGCAATTCTGATTATTACATTCTTCGACATTTCGTATGCTCAAGATACTGAAGAATGTTCAGACAGTTGTTTTGCTTACGTTGTTACAAGTGTCACTTTAAATAGCACCAGGACCATGTATTCCAATTGGCACTTTCATTGCGGTACTTTCGGCAATGACGGTTCTGATTCAGTACGTGCAACCTCTGCTTTAATGTATTGGGTATCTTACAAATATGTCGATGGAGCCTGGGTTCAATATGCCACAAGCAATCGATATATACCCTATACTGTCGCTGTAACTTTACAAGAGCGTTACTCGGTAGATCCATCCACGGCTTATCCTTCTGGTTGTGAGGTTCCAGATCCCTGCGCCGATAAAGCGGGTACATCGGCTGGATGGCAATTAATCAACTACACCGAAGGAACTACGCCAGTTCCTCAGGGTACCTGTGTCGATGGCTGCCAGGTTGAAGCAAGCCAGATAAATGAACTCCCCTGCTCAGGCAGTTCTTGCGCAGCAACTGTACAGTTTACGTATACAGGGCAAGAGTGCGGAGCTGGCGAAGATATCAACACTGATCCTGAACAACCATCAGCTTGTGAAACCCAATGGACCGCAAAGAAGAATGAATGTGGTGGTGCTGCCAATATCGGTTCTTTTGATTGGTCAACATGCACCGGTGAATGCAGCGAACCAGAAAACTCCTGTGCTGCCGCTTGGGCCAATCTTGCAGAACGATGCGGTGATGAAGGGCTGATTGTTAACTGGAATTCCAAGGACTGCACAGGGCAATGTAAGGATGATCCGAAACCAGACGTAGAAAACGGTGATTACCCACCAGAGTCTGTGAAGACTGAAACCACCACCAATTCTGACGGTTCGTATGATGTCACCAAAACCACCACGTACAATATTGATGGCGACACCTACACGACCACAGAGACCACAAGCTATGCAAGTGACGGCACAGAAACCGGCTCAACCACCACAGAATCTCAAGGGAATTCAGGCTCTGATTCTGAGGGTGAAGGCGAAGAAGAATCTTTTGGTGCCATAACCACCGATTCCTTTGGTGAAGGGTATGCGCCCTCAACAGAACTCTACGACATCCCCACCAGGTTCAACACCTTCCTGAGTAACGTTCAGTCTTCCGGCCTGTTCTCCTTTTCCTCAAATTACTTCAGCTCACTGCCTTCCGGTGGTTCATCGGTCTTTGTCATTGATGGCGGCAACACTTTTGGAACACATTCTCTTGATCTCAGCGACACCATGGCCACAGGACTTGCTGTGCTCAGATCCATCCTTTTTGCCTGTTTCGGCTTTCTGTCGATCAGAGCCATTATCATGAAGAGGTAACCATGTCTTTCTTTGGCGTCATCATTGATTGGCTCACTACGTTCTGGAGCTGGATAGAAACCGCATTCACCTGGATCTTAGATGGCTTCATTCTGCTGCTGCAGTTCGTGTTCTTCACCATCTTTGATGGTCTTTTGACCATTATCGAAACCTTTTTGACCACCATTGATCTCTCAGCGGTTGCCTTCAACTATGCCGCGGCCTGGTCCAATCTCCCTACCCAACTCGTCTGGATGATCAATGCCGTTGGTCTGCCTCAGTGCTTTACGCTCCTGGGGGCGGCCTACCTTGTCAGGTTAACCCTCAACATTATCCCTTCTGTTTTCACACGGGTGTAATCATGATCATTGGATTTGCCGGTACGCCCGGATCGGGCAAGACCTATGAAGCGGTGAAAAAAATCACCGACAACCTGCAGATGGGCCGCGTGGTCTACACCAACATTGACGGGATCTATGACCCTGAATGTTTGGAGATGATCAAGAGTTACTGCGGCCTCTCTGACCTGGCGCTTGCAAAACAGCTTCATTTCCTTGAAGAGCATCAGCTTGCAGATTTTTGGATGCACATTCAACCAGGCTGCCTGGTTGTCTTGGATGAGATTCAAAAAGTCTTCTCTTCCCGGGAATGGTCTACGGCCAAGAACAATCAATTTGCCTCTTGGGCTTCTACCCACCGCCACAATGGTTTTGATGTTGTCCTTATTACTCAGGCGGTAGCACGAATAGATTCCGCTGTTCGTTCCCTGCTTGAATGGACCTACGTTTTTCGCAAGGTCAATTTCTTTGGCGGGGCAGTACAGAAGAAATACCTCTGTTATGCCTATGGCGGGGAAGACACTGCAGGCAAGCCGCTTTCGACCAATACCCGTACCTATAACTCCAAAATCTTTCACTGCTACAAGTCCTACGTAGCTAAGGACGTGAAAGAACTCTCTATCATGCAGCATGTGAACGTGCTCAAGCATCCGGTGTTCTTTGCCATACCGGTTGTCCTCGCCTTCACCCTCTACATGCTGTTCGGGCAATCCAGCTTGGCCAGTGGGGATCTCTTCGGCGCCAAAAAGGTCATGACCACCCATGCCGCAAACAAAAAAACCAAAGTCAAAACAAAAGACATGGCCACATATCACTCCATTGCCCCGGTGTACCGGGATGGCCAGCTTGTGTTCACCAACCGATAA